GCGTCTAGCTCTTTAGACTTGATTTCCATGTCTTTCATAGCCAACTGCTGCTGAGACTGCTGCATTTCTTGGTCATGCTGCTGTTGCTGCATATCCATTTCGCTTTGATCAGCACCCTCTTCTTCGATCTGCTTATTGATTTCTTTGATTTCATCTTCAGTTTGACGAAGAACGTTTTTACGAATCCACTCTTGCGAGTAATACTTACCGGCATAAGCATCAACAACACCAAGAACGCCTAGACGATTATTCAACACGTCCTGTTCTTTGATTTCAGCATAATAGTTATCGCGCTGGAAATCATAATGAATACCATTCTTAATATCTTTCCACTCTTCACGGGTCATCACACCCTTAAGAAGCAACTGGATTTCTAATAGATGGTCAAACAAATGTCCGAAACGGTCGCGTAGGCGCTCGATGAACTTAGCGAACTTGATTTCGTCACGAGAAATTTCACTACCACGACCAAGTGAAAACTGGCCATCTGATTCTAAACGTGAAATAGGAACAGATAGTGACTTGTAAAGTTTCTTACGGAAATATTCTACGTCTTCCATCTGTCCGAGGTTCTCACCTCCAGGCAATGTAGTGATTTCAGTTCCGCGCCCACCTTCACGACGGGGAAGCCAATAGTCTTCCAGCATAGTCATGAACTTACGAGCATCTTTGACCGCACCAGTATCAGCGTCATAAACAAGACGATTCTTATGACGAACCATCATATCACGCACATACTGTTCAGCTTTTGCTTTTGGTAAGTTTCCAACGTCGATGTAGAAAATGCGGCGCTCAGGTGCGCGAGCGAGACGATAGATAACTACCGCATCTTCCAACATACGCAACTGATTGAGGGGTTTAATCGCTTTATGAAGATGCGAAAGCACCATACGATTACGGGCGTCTAGGTTGCCGCTATGAACGTAGCAAATAGCGTCCTTGGAAATCTTGACACCTTGTGTCATTGTTCCTTGCGTCATTCCTGCAAGGTTGTATAGATAATATTCTTCGTAAGCGGGAACGATAAGCTTTGAGTTTGTGCCTACGATAGGAGTACGTCGTAGAGGCTGACGAACCTTACGAATACGACGTGGATCAATATATCGCAGTTCTTGAATACCCATACGAGGCTTAGTATTATCAATCATGATATGATAGAACAAACGTCCATCAACATACCAACGACGGAAAATGTCGTAAGCCATGTTGTTGAAATCTAACATATCTAGGATATTTTTAAATTCTTCTTCGATGCGTTTCTTTACGCTATCGGGTTGTTCTACTTTATCAAGATTGATTGTTACTGGCTCGTCACGTTCATCAGTAATAATAGCTTCATTAACGACGTCGTCGATCGCAGATTCGCATTCTGGATACATAGACATCTCACGATATCTAGTTATCAGTTCAGCTTCGTTTTTAGATGTTCCTTCTAAATCGACGTAAGTTCCGTAAGCACCACCAGGCGCAACTTCCATTGAGCCATCTAAATTAGGTGGAGGAGCAAAGGAAGGAATAGCAACTGCTTGCTTTTCTTGTTCTTCCTCTGCTTTTCCTATACGAAAGCCGAATAATTCAATCGCCATTTATGTTCCTTCAAAAACTGTATAATATATTTAGGGCGATCAATTACTCGTTGATTACCCTACCGTTGACATCTTTATCAACGACCCAGTAATCGTAGGCAAACTCTACAGTGAATTCTTCGATAGCATCAGTTGTTTCCCACGCAAGATCAATATTGCTGACCGATACTGGGAAAATGTTTACGAAAGTATATTCACGAGTTGGAATAGCAGCGTCACCGTCTGTAGTTCCTCCTGCGAACACACCAGTCTTAGCATAATGACGAACTGTTGCAGTTGTACGATATCCAGCTAGACCTTGTTCTGTGATTGCTGATGGATCACGAAGATTGTTTTCGTGAGAGTTGATATACGAGCTCCAAAGCTCGAAGGCATTACGAACGAGGAAATCTTCATCGTTCATTACTGTTACTGACCAGTTATCGAATGTGCGATTGCCAGCCATCTTAACCTTACGACCAAAGTAGGGGACTTCTACAGTCCCCAGAGTTGATGCAGGAATAGATGAAGCTTTACATACAAAACGAAACTGTGATTCAGCTGCTGGTTCTGCGATACCAGCAGGTAGAGCGAGGAACACTTCGAAAAGTGATGCTCTCGCCCCACCGTAAGGTAGACCTTGTGCGGCGAAAGTTGACACATTAAAGGGCATTGTTTTTATTCTCCCTATTGTTTATAGTATTTATTTCCGCCAATTAGAACTTTCCAACAACTTCAGTGAAATCTACTCCCGTACGAACGGCTACGAAATTCAGCTGAATGAAGTTGATTGAACGAGCAGGCTTAATGTAGATGTCTCCGATGAATTCGTTACGATCAATGACTTCTGGCGTATTATTTGTGTCGTCGCAAACTACACGGAAATCTGTGATACCACGGCGACCCTGAACGTCACGAAGGAATGGTTCAACCATAGCCTTAAACTGAGCACGAGTAAACGCATCATTGAATTCGAACAATGTGTACTTCGAAGCAGTAGCGATTGCCTTTTCAAGAACAATGAATAGACGACGAACGTTGATTCTATCAAAAGCTGATGGCTTAGTTAATAGAGTTTTGTCACCGAATAAGATTGTACCTTCTCCTGGGAACGTTACGATTGGATTGATACCTCTCTTGTAGAGTTGATCACGATCAGTTTTACCTGGATTATAAGCCATCTTAATTACGTTCTTAATTTGACCACGATTGTATCCAGCTGGAGACCACCAAGGATCACGGTCGATATCAGTACGCACCATTGTACCAGCAGTATCACCGTTACAAGGAACATATACGAACACATCGCGATACTTATCGTACTGCTGTTTCCAACCAGAATCTAATACAGCATAAGAAGTAGAACCTAGTGAATTACGGAAATCTACAATATCATCAACTTCTGCGCCAGAATAACCGCTGTTATTTACAACGTCTGCTTGACGAGGAGAAAATACTGCGATACAATCTTTACGGAATTCTGTGATGTTGTTGATAATATGTACTGGAACAGTAGATGAAGCGTGACCACCACCAAGAATTAGTGATACGTCAACTTGTTCTGCGTTTCTGAATAGATTATAACCATTAATATAATCTGCCGCACGAGGAATCGCACCATCTCTACCATTACTTAGAGAATTAGTTTGAGGTTTATCGAAACCAGCTCCAGCAGAATAATTTGAACCAGAATTATAAAATTTACCGACATTTCCGGCAAGAAAATTTCTAGTCCACCAAACATAACGAGAATTTTTATTTATGAATGTTTTGAAGAATATATCTGTTCCATTTTCAGATTTAACACCTGATGCTTTTGAAAGAGCAGGGAACAATTCTAGAATAGAATTTGGAGTGCCAGTAAACTGACCATCTTCGTCTACTACGACAATATGGACTTCATCGTTAGAACCATTTTGTGAAGCAACATCAGCTGAAGTTCCAGGAGAAGAAGCAACATAATCAAAATATTCCCAACGACGAGTCGTAGTAGTTTGTGTCCCTGTATTTCCTACATATTTAGAAGCAAGAGTTACAGTGTTACTTCCAACTGTCGCAATTTTACCTACAAAACGATCTGGACCAATAACAATAAGATCACCAACAGAACACTTGCTAGCGTTACCAGAAGATGTCGTGAAACTTACTGTAGTTGAATCATTTGCATATGAACACCAACCAGACAAAGTGCTTTCGAAAGCGTTAGCTGAAGCGCAAACAGATACTTTTAGTGAATTACCTAGAACGCCTGGATACTTAGCAGTCCAATTACCTGCTCCAGTAATGCCAGAAGAAGCATAATTATTTTCATAATCATCTTCATTTTTAATGATTGTATTTTGTGTATTTGCTGCGTTAGAAATTGCGTTACGAGCACGACCTGTATTAGAAGATTTCGTGCCTCCTTCATTCACAACGCGAACTGTATACAAAGCATTTCCGTAAGAAAGAAAATTTGCAGCTGTGAAGAAATCTACGTATGTGTTCGCAAGAGGTTCATTGAAATTCTTAACCAACGTAATTTCGGAATCTAAAAGGACACGTTGCCCTACAGGACCCCAACGAAAATGACCCGCAAACGCACCTGTTGTCGTGCTTACGGCAGGAATAATCGTTGTGAGATCAATCTCACTTACATTAACTCCTGGAGAAACTTGGAAACCCATCGGACTTATCTCCTTTATAAAACGAAGGTATTCTTCGCGCCATTAATTCTACTCGTTTTATTTATAAAAACAACGCTTTTATCATAAAGCCATAGATTCAGTTCCGTCGTGATAGGGGTCTTCCATTGAATGCTGATTTCCTCCATCGTCGATAAATCCGACAGGAAGAAGGTCGTCATGAACATCTTTCATGGTTTCCATTGCTAAATTACGACGAATATCGTTATTTGTTAGGTCTTTGAAATATGGTTGAGTGATTAACCAACCAAAAAGGACCAGAGTCATTGCCAAATCGTCGTGGCAACCTTCTTCAGCCTTATAGGTATCCTTATCCTCAACGAAAGTTGTCAATTCTTCTATTGTTTCGAAATCGTTGATAAGTAGTTTATTGCTCTCAATGATAGTTTTCAGGTTTGAGCAACCAATTTTCTTAACCGATTTGGTCGTACGGATACCGAAAGCCGAACGAGTACTGAATCCACCACCGACTTTGATATTTTTATTTTTCGTAAATGTTGCGATTACGTTTTCATACTCTAGGTCCATAAACAACGAGTTGACGACCTGCTGACCAATATTATTCGTTTCTCCTAAAACATATGCGTTGTTATAGAATTTACAGAAACGATAAACTACGTCAGGAAACATAAGTGGTGTCACTTCTCGACTTCTAAATTTAGCAACCTGTTTATAAGGAAATTCTGTCACATCAAATATAGAAAGCGCTGAATAGTCGTTACCTACGCCTTCAGAAACGTCGAATACGCCAATGTAAGACCTACGAGCATCTGGCATTTTATAAATGTCCAAACCCCACTTATCTTTTATTGGTGTGGTCCACGCGAGCTCGCGAAGTTTCATTGGATGGATAAGCGTGCTTGACGAACCGATAAACTCGCACTCAAACTCTTGACGAAACTGTTGCTCGCTGGTGTTCGCAATAGTTTGCTGTTTCCATGCTTCATCACGACCTGGAACGTCATTCCACATAATCTCAATTGGTGTATACTCACTACGGTTTTCTGTAGCGTCTATCCACATCTTGAAGAAATGGTTCATGCCATTAGGCGTAGACACGATGATGATCTTAGTTGTCTTACCAGATGAAATGGTAGGATAAGTCGACGCGAAAAACTGGTCTGCGAGATTGCGCTGCACGAACGCGAACTCGTCAAGGAAAATCAAGTTGAACGAACCACCGCGAATGGCGCTTGATGAAGTAGCAGCAGCTAGAACCTTAGAACCATTTTCAAGCTCAATGTTACCTTTATTCCACGTGACAACACCCTGCTGCAACCATTTCGGAAGATATTCGTAAGCAAGCTGGAGTTTAGCTAATAGATCTCGCGCGAGCGCTCCTTTGTTAGCGAGGATAGCAACGTTCTGCTGATCTGTAAACAAAACTAACCATAAGATATACGCAATAGACGTTGTAGACTTACCGACCTGACGTGGAAGTTTGCATATAGAAAAACGATTATCCGCAAACGTGTGGAGCATTTTTGCTTGGAAATCCCACATATTAAAGGGCATAAGACCAAAATCGACGTTGACGATCTTGATATAATTGCGAGCAAAATACTCTACGTCTTTAGCACATTTGATATATTCGTCAGCTTCGTGTTTGGTATATGAGTGTATTACACCAACGGCTTTAAGATTAGGATTACCTAGATATGTTTTAACAGCCATTACTTACGTCCATTAATCAAAGCCTGTAGCTCAGCTGAGGTTCCCACGAAAATAGCATTTTCAGCTTGGATATTCTGAGCAGGAGCTCTAGGATCATCCGATTTCTTAAGCTCTTTGAGTTTCTTTTGGATATCTAGTAGGTCTTTATTAGCATCTACCATTGTTTTGATAAGCTGCCCGACGACTTCGAATGCGCGTGGGTGTTCTGATGTTTTCGCAACCATGAGCGCCTCTTCGAGTGCATCGTTGCCTTTGTGAATAATCTGGTGAAGATTATTTCTAACCTTAGCAAAATCGTCATCAATGTCCGCATTAGGATCCACCTCTATTGGTGCTAATGGTTGTACCATAGGCGATGAACTAGGTAATCCTAGCGCATTTTCAACGCTGGTTTCGAAATTGGTTTTTTCTATCATTTGATTTCCTATCACTGTAGCATTCTTTACTTTAATTTTTCATCTATATTTAGAATAGGATTATATTTTTTACCATCAACGAAGAAAAACGTATTTGTACAGAACCCATAATCATCAGTCGCTTCAATCTGATTATATGGTATAGAAGCAGAACTATTAGATGTTGGGCTACCATTTGCCAATAAACCTGGAGTGATAACTATACGCGAACTGCGCCCTGTACGGGCTACATCATCGACGGTAATTTTATTTCTTGTATTCGAAGTAACAATACCAAAATCCACTTGTGTACGTTTGATAACACCTTGACGACGAACTGGTCCATAGAAATAACCCTTCACTGTGAAATCAAAAGTATAAATCAGCGCACGACGATTGTTGAAATCACCATCATAAGTATCTTCGATTGACACTGTGTTTAAGATAGTTGGTACATCTATCGTCACATTCGTTTTTTCAATAACACGAACGCTGTTAGTCCACTCAGGTCCAAAGTAAGGTACGATTTGCTCAAGAATTTGGGCTCCATCATCCGCATTACGAACGTATGCATACAAGTTGAACTGCAGATCATACGGAACAGGCATATAATTGTAATCTAGCTTATCTTCATCGGTAGTAGTGACGTTCACGTTACGATTAGAACCAACTAATCTTCTCGAACCATCATAATTGAGTGTGGTCATTTCGAACGCCATACGAGGAAGCTGAATAGCCACTGGTTGAGTCAGGTCCGGATCTTGTGTTGTACGAACTAAGAACTTTTCCTTAGGTCCATAAGCGAGAGGAACAGCAACTGCGCTGATGTTGTTATTCGCAGAATCATATCGACGAACAACAATATCGTTGAACATATTACCGAACATGATAACATATCTACGCAGCGATTGGTGATAAAATTGGGATCCAAACATTAAAATCTATCCACTTCAGAGAATGGGTTACGTTCGCTGAAGTCGAGAAAATCATACGACTTCGTGGTGAAGTATTCGTTATTAGCCAGAGCGTCTGTTGTTTCGATTCTGTATTCCCACAGAATAGATTCGCCATCTTCGTTTAGAATAGAACCAGTTCCGTTTCCACTTTCCAACGTAATCTGATACTGTAGAATATCATTATTGTAAAGAGTACCGATAGCGTCGATTTCGGTATTGCCTGTAGCAATAGTACCGAGACGATCAACGAGTTCACAGTTAAGTTCGTATGTGTAAAGCTTGCCGTGCTGATAGAATACCTGCTCGTTTTCTACGAACTTGATTTCATACAGTTTCTTGTTGAGTGGAAAGTATATCCAATCGCCTTCGTACGGGCGCGAGTGAATCGTCTGATAAAGTTCTGAATCGCCAGCTTCTAGGCGTAATGCGTTACTGTTACCCCATTCGTTTGTGTTAGCGTCTTCGAGCTGAATGTTGTAGCCTACTTCGGTCAGAACCTTTTCGTTAGACACCTGCTCCCAACGCTTACGAGCCATAACGAATGTAATCGAGTCGCGGATTTCTAAGTTGAACTTGGAAAGGAAATCGCCTTCGCCTTCGAATCCTTGAGTATTTTTGATATACATTTCGATATCAATAGCATCGTTAAATGCTGACGAAGCGTCTTCACCAAGCAATGCGTCGGGGTTCACGAGCGTGCGCGGCATATATTTCACGTCGATACCATAGATCTTAATCGACTGAACGATTAGGTCTTCAGCCAGATCTTGTTGACGACCAAAGGTGAACGGACGGAAATATTTGTTCGTTGCCATTGTTATCCAATCATGTCCGTAACAGGCAAGCTGTAATCATTAATAACAGTATCTTCGAGCTTCTGGATTTCTTCCTGAGCTTCGTCCCAGATCTTCTGACCATTAAACGTAATGCCGCCTGGAAGGTTCATTCCTTCGTATAACTTAAGATGTTCGCCCCACTGGCGTTTAACAAGCTGAGTAGCGTATTGTCTGAGCCATGGTTCGTCCCATACGTCTGGATTTTCTTCTGGACTGACCTCACGATAACCGTCGATCATAATATATTGACCAGCAACTGTGTCGTCTGCCCAAGCCATGTCGATATAAAGCTTATCGGTATTACGATTATAGCGGATAGGTTTCTTACCTACGAATACTTCCTCAAGAAATTCAATATGACGCATCGCTACGACGTATGGGGTGACCGATACGCTAGAAATATTGAACAGTTCGTTTAGATGAAGCTGATAACGGATATTGAACAGATTCATAGCGCCGTACGAATCATTAATATCAAAAATGCGAGTTACGCCTACGAAATCTTCCGGAAGCGTAACATATTGATTGGTGATATCCGTTTGTGTTAGTTGATACGGATAATACACATGCTGCATACCGTCGAAATGATAGTCGCGATACTTTAGTAATGCGTCGTCAATACGGTCTTCGATCTGTTCGTCATCCACGTTGATGTCAATAACAGGAGAACCTAGGCGACGTAGTATATACTCTTTAAATTTTTCTCTAGAAGTAATTTTAGCCATGTGGGAACTCCAGAATCTGTGCTCCCCTATTTATTCATTTGGAATTCGTTCTATAGACGCCATCCCAATCTTTCGGTAGTGGATTGGCTTTATATTCTTCGATACGTTCGACCATCATCTTATAGTATTCGGTCATATCGCCTTCAAATGCCTTTTCGACATAAGGAATATATTCAAGAGCTTTATCCCAGTTTTGTTCGCGATAGTATTGAATAAAGTCAGCATGAGCGCGAGAATAAGCTATGTTCAATCCATTCTTTTCGACGATAGTGTATATGTTAACACCCTCAGATTTACCTTTAACGGCGAGACAATCTAGTTCCAAGCAGAGGTATTCGTCTTTGACGTATTCGTATGTTTTCGGACCGATAACGAGCTTAACATGGTATGGTTTGGATTGTCCCTCAAGACGCGATGCCAAATTGACCGCATCACCAAGGCAAGTATAGTCGAAACGCTGAGAGCTACCCATATTCCCGACCACCACACTGCCAGTATTGATACCAAGCCCCATACCGAAAGGAGGTATACCTTCAGCAGTAATGAGTCTATTGAAATTAGCAAGGTCATCTAACATCTCCAGTGCGGTTTTAACTGCGTGTCTTGCGTGCATTTCATCGTCTAAAGGCGCATTCCAAAACGCCATCTGAGCATCACCGATATACTTGTCTAGTGTACCTTCATTCTGAATTATCTTAGCCGTCATCGCTGTCATGTAGCGATTCATTATTTTCGTAAGGCCCTGTACGTCATTACCGTAATGTTCAGAAATACTCGTAAAGCCCCTAACGTCAGTAAACATGATAGATAGCTCACGGGTCTCTCCTCCCAATCTCAATAGTTCTGGGTTCTTCTGTAGTTTCTCGACCAGTGCAGGAGATAGATAAGTACCAAACTGCTTTTTGATTTGTTGCTTTAGTCTAAACTCGCGAGCGAAATTATTGAACACCAGATGACCAAACGTGACTGAACCTGCCAAAATAATATAGCTAGGATCCCATAGCTGGAGTTCTGTTTTGAATAAGTAGTAACAACCAAATGCTATTCCAGCAACGAGAACCACATAAAATGGAACTGTCATCGTTACACTCAATCTTGGAACTGTATAGAGACATAGCATTAGTATTAGGGTCAGTAATGTGCCTTCTACTAATCGTGAATGCGATGATCGACTGATAGAAGTTCCATCTACTAGCGTTTGTAATGCTTGTGCTTGTACCTCATGAGCCCAACGCTCGCCGATTGGTGTTCCTATGATACCACCAACACCTTCAATCGTCAGACCAAGAATAACTATCTTGTCTTTCACGCGAGCGTCTATTTCAGTGGCTTCTAGCGTATCGAATTTCGTGTTCCATGCAAGCCAGATACGTCCTCGCTCGTCGGTTGAGATAGCAGGGAATGCAGGAACTCTGACTGCCTCAACTCCACCTTCATTCGTCTTAACTTGAAAGCTAGGATCTCCAGCTGCAACACGAATGGTTTCCATAGGGAGAGACGGATACAGACTACCTGCAATGTTAACAAGTAAAGGAATACGACGGACGACTCCATCAATTTCAGGGACAGTTGCCAGTACACCAACTCCTGAAGCATTTCCTGAAAAACTATCAATAGGGCGTATTCCACCACGCCAACGGTAAACAACCCCAGCAGGATCAATAGGTCCAATAGCAGCAAACCCGCGACGTACTGAGTCCGGCTTGTTATTTTGCGTAGTAGGAGTTTGTGCGAGAACGACACCCTCAAGCACCTTAGCGAATTCATCATCACCACCTGCTCTATCTTTTTCTGAGAATAGAATAGGCGCAACGATTACCGAAGCGCCGTTTTCTTTTAGTTTGTTGATTGTCTTTGCGATATCTCTGCGGTCAAATGGCCACTGACCAAACTTCTCGACCGACTTCTCACCAAAATTGACAACGACAATTTCCTCTGACTGTTTCTTATCAAGTGAAGTGATAAGATAATCAAAGGTCTTTAGCTGGAGCGTTTGAATCGCGCTTGGGTTGATTACATACAATGTCAACAGGAGACAGGCGCTGATAGCAACCATCCATGTGCTTGTAAGAAACTTGTTTAGCTTTTCCATCAGTATTGGCTAACGATATAAGGGCTATTGGTACAATTGAGACCACAAGTAACACTAAGACTAAAAGACTGAGGCGTGTTTCCAGATTGAGATACAATAGCCGAGATATTATTGCCAGTGAAATTAAGGGTAGCACTATGATTAGCACCAGACTG